AATGACTAATAAAAAGCCTGTGAAAAAATAACAAAAAATTAACTTGACTTTTACTAAAAAGTATGATATAATATACTTGTATTCTACAATAACATAAAAAGAATACAAAGTCAAGTTAAATTTAATTAACTGTCCCACAAAGGAGAAACAGTAATGGATAAAGAGTTAGAGCAGTATTATAACAATTTTTTTGAACTATTTAGAACTGAAGGTTGGAAACAACTACTACAAGACATTACAGCCAGTGTTAATAACATTAACTCTGTAGGTGCTGTTAAAGACGCTGATGATTTGTTCTTTCGTAAAGGTCAGCTTGTAGTTCTAAGTAATATTATAAATTTAGAAGCATCAATCAATACTGCTTTTGAAGAGCTTACGAACAATGCGGAAGATGTATGATTTTCGCTGTTCTAACAACCATGTCTTTGAAAGGCTGGTTGAGTCTGACGAACACACTAGTAGGTGCGAGTGTGGTTCTGAGGCAAAGAGGCTAATTAGTCCTGTCAAGTGTATGTTAGATCCATATAGTGGTCATTTTCCAGATGCTACTGCTAAGTGGGCTAAACATCACGAAGACATGGCTAAAGCTTCACAATAAACGACAAGCGCGACTACGCTAAACTTGTCATAACCCATCTCCATAATACATAACGTACGGAGTTTAATAGTGGCTAGAGCACAACTAATAGATGAGCGTCCTGAAGAGGATAACGTAGATACAGCAGAACTTGAACAAGCTGAACAGTTTGAACAAGAGCCTCAACAAGAGGTAACTCAACAAGCTGAAGACGACCTGCCAGAAAAGTACCGTGGTAAGTCTGTACAGGATATTGTACGGATGCACCAAGAAGCTGAAAAGCTTTTAGGTAAACAAAGCAGTGAAGTCGGTGAGTTAAGGAAAGTTGTTGATACTTATATTCAGACACAACTCTCACAACAAGAAGCACCAAAAGAAACTGAAGACGATTACGACTTTTATACTGATCCTGAAAAAGCGGTTAGTAAAGCAATTGAGAATCATCCTAAGATTAAAGAAGCTGAACAATATACTCAACAGTATAAACGAGCTACGGCTTTAAGTCAACTTCAAGGTAAACATCCAGACATGCAGAACATCCTTCAGGATGATAAGTTTGCTAACTGGATTAAAGACTCTAAGATTAGGACTCAGTTGTTTGTACAGGCCGATCAACAGTATGACTACGAAGCCGCTGATGAGCTATTCACATTGTGGAAAGAACGTCAGGCAACGGTGCAGCAGACAGCACAGGTTGAAAAGCAGAACCGTAAACAGGCAGTTAAAAACGCTAACACAGGAAATGCCAGAGGTAATCCTGACGGAAGCGCAAAGAAAGTATATCGTCGTGCAGACATTATTAAACTTATGAGAAATGATCCTGATCGATACGAACAACTTTCAGATGAGATTATGTTGGCGTATCAGGAAGGTCGCGTTAAATAATCTAGGAGATTAACATGGCAGGTGAAGTTTCAGACAATTACTTTACAGCTAATGCTGTAGTAGACAAAACAGCAGCAGCAACCTTTATTCCAGCTATTTGGAGTGATGAGGTCATTGCTGCATATCAGAAAAACCTTAAGATGGCTCCTCTTGTTAAAAAGATGACCATGAAAGGCAAAAAAGGCGATGTGATTCACATTCCTAAGCCCGTACGTGGCTCAGCAGCTGCAAAAGGTGAAGCAGAAGCTGTAACCATCCAAGCTAACTTGGAAGACGAACTAACTGTTACGATCAACCGTCACTTCGAATACTCACGTCTGATCGAAGACATCGTTGAAGTACAAGCTCTTCAGAGCCTACGTCGATTCTACACTGATGATGCAGGTTATGCTCTTGCACTTCAGGTAGACACTGACCTCTTCAACGCAGGTACTGGCTTTGGTGATGGTACTCTTAACCTAAGCCCCGGAGTTACCGGTACTGCATGGGAGAACAGCAACGTTTACTTTAACGCTAGTGGCGGTCTAACTAACTACACTGACGACACTGTTGCTGCTACAGACGTTTTCACTGATGCGGCTCTTCGTGGCCTTATCAAGAAAATGGATGATGCAAACGTACCAATGGACGGACGTGTATTTATTATCCCACCTGCGCTTCGCTCTGAAATCATGGGTACTTCTCGTTATGTATCTAGCGACTTCACCGATCCACGCACTGTACAGTCTGGTTTGATTGGTTCTTTGTACGGCATTGACGTATACGTATCAAGCAACTGCCCCGTTATTGAAGACGCTGCTAGCAACTCAGCAGCAACTGTCGATATGCGTGGTGCGTTCTTGATGCACAAAGACGCCATCATCCTTGCTGAGCAGATGTCTGTACGTTCACAGACGCAGTACAAGCAAGAGTACTTGTCAACTCTGTACACTGCTGACACGCTGTATGGCGTACAAGCATACCGTCCAGAAGCTGGCTTCGTACTTGTAGTACCTGACGCCTAAGCGTCTCTAGCGGGGTGAATTAAGTAGCCCCGCTTTATTTACACTTCGGACACGCTCCATTCTATTTTCATAGGAGAAAGACAACATGTCAGCTCTAGCAAAAGACCGCAACGCAGCACCCATCCAAGTCCTACGTCCCAACTCTACAGACACCGTAAGCATCACAGCTTCGTCAGCACAGTCAACAGCCGTCAGTGCTGGTTGTCGTGTACTCCGTCTTGTAAGCGACACAGACTGCCACTACACTCTCACCTCAGGTACAGCTACGACTAGCGATGTGTTTCTACCATCGTTGGCTGTTGAGTATGTTCACGTTTATGAAGGCGATCAAGTAGCTGTTATTCGTAACGCTGCTGATGGTACGCTGTACGTGACGGAGATGATCTAAATGCAGTTTGTACGCACTAACTTTCTGCTCGTTAAGAATGCCGTAGGTAAAGCTATAGGCTACTTAACTGGAGCGTATCTATTGACAGAATCCAGCGACAACATCGTAACTGAAGCTGGTGATAAGATTATTACGGAGTAAGTCATGGCTGACGTAAAAATTACACAACTTACAGAGTTAGCGGCAGCTCCAGCAGTTGGAGATGAGCTTGCTATTGTAGACAACAGTGTCTCACAAACCAAACGCATTAACATTGCTAACCTATTCACCAACCCAGACGTAACAGGCACACTCACGGCTGATGGGTTGACTGTACAGACTACGCAGGGTGACATATCTATTACAAATGGTGTGTCCTCGCTTAATTTTGCAAAAGCAGGTACAAGTTATATCAGAGCTACAGATGCCGCAGGTAACTTGTACTTTGTGACTGGTGCTAACAACTACACAACAAATAGAATGGCTTTAGCCAGCAATGGTGACATCGCCTTCTACGAAGACACCGGAACAACCGCAAAGTTCTTTTGGGACGCTTCTGCTGAGTCTTTGGGTATTGGTACTACAGCGCCAAACTCAATTCTTCAAATCGAAGAGAATGTAGCAAACGCTGAAGGTGCAGAGCTTAGAGTAATTAATGACGCTTCTGCGGTGGGTAATGGGCAGACGGCTACTTTAACTCTCGGTCGCGAATTCAATGAGCGAAACATTAAGATTAAATCTGTTTCATCTGGTGATTATGGTGGAAATCCTGAGCTTGTAATTACGCAATGTCGTTCGGACACGCATGTAGAGACTATGCGCATCGACAGCTCTGGCAACGTGCTTGTTGGTAAGACTGCTAATAACTTTGCTACGGAAGGTTTTCAAGTTTTATCAGATGGCCGTATCTTAAGCACCGTATCTGGCGATCAACCTTTGGCTCTTAATAGGTTGTCAAGCGATGGCGCTATTGCAGAGTTTTACAAAGACGACACAATCGTGGGGTCGATTGGTGTTAAAACTCCAGCGGGTAATGACGGTGAGTTAATTGTTGGCTCAACAGATTGTGCCTTAAGGTTTAGAACACCTTCCTCAGGAACAGCTTTTATTTCTCCCGTTAAGACTGATGCGACCCTATTAGATGGGGCGATGAATTTAGGAGATCCCGACGAACGCTTCAAAGACCTATACCTATCAGGCGGTATAATTAACCCAAATGGCGATCTTTCGATTACACAACAAGGTGCGTCTAATGACTTAATTATAAGCTCTGATAGAAG